TGCCACTCACCCAGACATTCACTGTTGGCGGAAACACGTTTACTCCGAACGAAGTCCCGATTACGGCTCGACAAGTCCTAGTTAGTCCCAACGACCGGCACTTGATCGCGATGGGCTGCAATGAGATCGGCGCGACTAATCCCGACCTGTTGTTAGTCCGCTGGTCGAGCGAGGAAGACGCGTATACCTGGAACCCGCTGCGTACCAACTCCGCCGGCGGCCAGCGACTGAGTGCGGGCTCCTACATCATCAGCGGGATGAGGACGCGGCAGGAAATTCTCATTTGGACGGATTTAGGGCTCTGGAGTATGAAATACATAGGGCAACCCTATGTGTTCGGTTTTGACAGCATCGCCGAGGGCCTGTCGATCATTGGTCCGAATGCGGCGATCAATGCCGGCAACATCGTCTATTGGATGGACAGGGGCATCTTCTATGCCTACACCGGGCAGACGCAGGAATTGGGGTGCACGCTGAAAGACTATGTGTTCAGCGATCTGAATTACCTACAAAGCTACAAAGTGCATGCGGCCCACAACCACGCATTTTCGGAAGTGAGTTGGTACTATCCCTCGGCCAACAGCATCGAGAATGACCGCTACGTCACCTTCAATTACCTCGATCAGATCTGGACTCACGGCCTGCTCGAACGCACGGCCTGGCTCGATATGGGCCGGGCCAACTATCCAGTGGCGACGGATCGGCAGACTGGCCTGCTCTACTTCCATGAGTACGGGGACGACGCCAACGGTCAAGCGTTGCCCGCTTTTATCGACTCTGCTGACATTGACCTGGACGGGGGCGACCATTATTTGTTCATGAGTCGCTTTATTCCCGACATCTTTTTCCGCGGCAGTAGTCAGCAGCAGGCGGTGGGCGTCACGATCTTCGGCCGCTCCGCTCCGGCTAAACCGAAGCAGGTGGTGGCGCACATCCAGGTGACCCCGTACAGCGCGGAGCAATACATCCGGGTGCGCGAACGGCAGATTTCTTTTCGTATCGAGTCTACGGATCTCGGCGTCGGCTGGCGGATGGGTACATTACGCACCGACATGCAGCCGGATGGGAGAAGGTGAGTGGCCAGGATCGTTAAGCAGAACCTGCCGCAGCCGCCGCCCGAGTACAGCCAGGAGTACATCGCGCAGCTTGCGGATGCGGTTAATCGCTACATGATTCAGCGGGAGGCGCAGGGCGAGATGATTGCGGCGCGGTACATTATGACCGATCCGGTTTCAATTCCAGGCGATTTGCCGGACACCAGCACTTTACCGACAGGTACAGAGTATCTGACGCCGACTGTGAAAGCGGCTGATGATACGATTTTGCATCAATCCTGGGCGACAAATACGATTACCCTGACGACCACCATGCAACCTATCCCTGGTTGCAGCTTCACGCTGACTTACGCTGGCAGGTATTTGCTGATGGCCGCCTATGACTTCACTATTGTTGGCAACGAGCAGGGAGCGCTTCTGCTTGGGGGCGTCACCGGCTCGACGCATCAAGCGTTTTGCGACACTGCGAGTAAGACTGGACGCAACAGTGTCACCTTGCAGGGTATCTTTCAGGCGACCGCCGGCCAGGTAGTTGCCTTAACCGCCGGGAAAAGCGGCGGTGGCGGCAACTCGACCACTGGCACGGAATGCGGCCTGACAGTGATTTGGGTAGGAGGCGCTCCCGTGCTTGGAGGCTTCCTCACAGTAGTTCAATCTTCGGACGTATAACTATGAAACTCTCGATTTCCACCTCGTTCGCCAATCCCATGCGTGGGCTCCAGCGCAAAATGGAACCCTCGTCCATGGAGCATCGCTTCCGTATGCCGGGCCTACACGGAGCGTCGAGCGGCCTGGGCAGCTTGCGCCGTACCATGCCGCACTTGATGAAGTCGCCCGTGCGTATGCAGTCCGGCGGCGACCTGGTGGGACAGATCTATTCTGCCCGAGACCCCACCACAGATAAGCGGCGCGCCAACCTTTATAATCCCGATCCGTTTCACCGCCGGATCCTGGAGGCTCAGCGAGCGCAGTCTAGTCAGTTTTTCAATCCGGCGATGAAGTCGATACCCGGTTCGACCGCCATGTTCCCTTACGCGGCCGGCGGGGCGGCGCCGCCCCAGCAGGAGGAGCAGGCCCCGGATATCGAGGAGCTGATGGAAGACGACCAGGATCTCGGGCCCCAACAGCAAGACGAGAGGGATGTCGTCATCGAGGCCATGTTGGCGCTCGAAGGCCGGCACCCGGATCCAAAAGAGGCGCTCGACCGCTTCGTGCAGCTCTTCGGGAAGGGCGCGCTCAAAGAGCTCCAGGACATGGTCGCCCAGAAGTCTGAGGGCGAGGAAGACCAGGAAGACGAAGAGGAAGAGCCGGGCGGAGAAGCCCCCGGCGAAGAGGAAGAGCCAGAGCAGGCATCGGCGCCGGCCCAGGGTGATGAGGAGGATGAGGAAGAGGAGCCGGCCGACGATGAAGAAGAGGCCGAGGCTGGCGGTGGGCTGCTCTCCGGCCCGGGTTCGGGCCAGTCGGATGAGATCCACGGCACCACGCCCTCGGGTCGGAAGGTGCTGCTTAGCGACGGCGAGTATGTGGTTGACGCCCCCACGGTCGCCGCGCTGGGAGACGGCTCGACCCGCGCCGGCGCCGCCCGCCTGGATCAACTCCGTAAGCAGATCCGTCGCCAGGCCTATGGCAACGACAAGCAGGCCAAGCCCATGGCCAAGGGCGGAGGCGGCATCACGGTGGAGTTCGGGTAGATGTCTGAGCGGTATGATTATTTGATTGAACGCGAGTTAACGCATGAAGTAGAGGTGCTGCAAGCCTCTATTTCTAAAGGGCAGTGCGCCGACTTCGGTGACTACAAGTTCACCGCAGGGCAAATTTGTGGTATACAAACGGCAATGCGGATTATGAAGGACGCGCGCCTTAAGGCGGAGCAGGGGGTCGGAGCATGACCAGCTCTGCCATGATGTTGCCGCCGGCGGAGGACATCCGCGGCGTGCTCGAGCCCACCGGGTTTAAGGTGTTGGTCTTCGTGCCGCATTTGGAAGAGCAGATGCGCAACGGCATCATCCGCACCGAAGAGCGGCGCCGGCTCGAGGAGACGGCATCCCTGGTCGGCCAGGTCATCGCCCTGGGCCCAGATGCATACAAGGATGAGAAGCGTTTCCCCAATGGCGCCTGGTGTAAGCCGGGCGACCACGTGATGATGCGCATGTACGCCGGCACGCGTTTTCGCCGCGCCGGCTATCCCTACGAGTACCGATTAATTAATGACGACGTCGTCGAGGCGGTCATTCACCTGGACGACCCGACGGAAATTGAGAGGCCGCAGTAACTATGGCGGACGAGGAAGCCCCCCAGCAAGCAGCCGGCCCCGACGGCGAAGAGGTCGTCATCGAGGTCGAGAAGCCCAAGCATGCCCCCAGGGCGAGCGACGAGGAGTTGGCGCAGAAGACCGAGCTCCCGGACGACGAAATCAGTCGCTACGCCGACGACGCGCAAAAGCGGATCAAAGGCCTGCGCGTAGCCTATCAGGAGCAGAAGCGCCGGGCCGAGCAGTGGTCGCGCGATGCCTCAACGGCCAGCAATCTGGCCGAGCAGTTGTATCGGGAAAACCAGCAGCTCAAAACCAACGTGGTGCGCTCGGAGAATGCGCTCATTGACCAGGCCCTGGGCCGGGCTCAATCCGAGCTCGAGCAGGCCAAATTCAAGCACCGGCAAGCGCTCACCTCTCAGGACCCGGACCTGATCGTGGCGGCCGCTGAAGACATGGCGCGAGCCGTAGCCGAAGCCGACCGATTAAAGCTGCTCAAGCCCGGCCCGCAGGCCACGCAGCCCGCGCCGGCCCCTGGCCCTATGCCGCAGCAGCCGGAGCCGCCCAGCCCGCGCACGGAAGCCTGGATCGCGCAGCAGCCCTGGTGGCAGCGAGACGAAGAGATGACCCTGTACGCGCTCAAGGAGCACGGACACCTGGCGCTCGAGGGGATTACGGACAAAACGAATCCCGACTTGTACTGGCGCACCATCGAGGACAAGTTGCAGGAAAAGTTCCCTACGAAATTTACCGCGCGGACGACGACCCGTACCGCGCGTCCGCCGGTGGCGGTCACCGGCACGCAGCGTACCAACGGTGGCACCAACCCGCCGGCAGGCAAGCAAGTGATTCGGCTCACCGACTCGCAAGTGCGCATGGCCGGCCGCATTGGCGTGACACTGGAGCAATACGCGAAGCAGCTAATCGATGAGGCGAAGGAAAGAGAAGAAGGCAAACGGAGGTCTTACCAATGAGTGACGATAGAACCCCGCGCGAACTAGAGACTCGCGCCGCGCAGTCGCGTACCGTATGGAAGCCGCCGACGACCCTACCCGATCCCACTCCGCGGCCAGGTGTTACCTACCGCTGGGTGCGTGTTTCCGCCGCGGGTCAACCGGACCTTCTCAATGCTTCGAACTCCTTCCAGGAAGGGTGGGAGCCGGTTCGCGCCGCCGACCATCCCGAACTGGCAATCAGGACAGATCGCGACTCCCGCTATCCCGATGGGATCGAAGTGGGGGGCTTGTTGCTCTGTTCTGCATCCACCGAGTTTATGCAACAGCGCACCGCTCATTATGCCGAAATGACACGCCGGCAGATGAAGGCGGTAAACGATCAACTGGACCGCGAAGGGGATCCGCGCGTAAGGGCCATGAGGTCGCATGAGTCCACGGTCGGCTTTGGCCCAGAGGCGCGACGCGAAAAAACGCCCTAGGTGCAAGCCTCAAATTTAGAACAGGAGCAGTATGGCTCAAGTCGCTGGGCCCTACGGTTTGAGGCCGGTGAAGTTAGTAGGAGACACGCCCTTCCCAGGCGGTGTCAACACCTATATACTCACCACGAATCAGACCTCGGGCTACTTCTTCGGGGATCCGGTCAACCTGATCGGAGGCCAAGTGGTGCCCATCGCCGCCTCTCCCACTACCGCGGCCGCCAACAATGTGATCGGCGTTTTCATGGGCTGTTCGTATCAGGATCCCATTCGTGGGTTTGTCAATTCACAGTATCTGCCGGCGAATGTAATTTCCGGTGGCGCTAGCAACGTGCGGTTGAAGGTTGCCGACAATCCAGATCTGGTCATGGCGGTGCAGGCGAATGGCTCCGTCACTGCCGACAAGATCGGCATGAACGCGGGCTTGGTCGGCCCTTTTGCTGGCGGTAATGTGAATATCGGCAACTCTGTAGTGGCGCTTGATGCGGCTTCGATAGCCGTCACTGCAACGCTCGCAGTGCGCATCTACGGCTTTGTCATCAACGCTTCGCCCTCACCAGGGGCAAGCTCAGCGCCGGGCGATCCGTTCACGGATGTTTTGGTCATTTGGAACCAAGGCACCCACCGGTTCGACAACGTGACAGGGCAATAGGAGGCAATCATGGCTATCTCACGCGCACAATTATTGAAAGAGCTAGTTCCCGGCCTCAACGCCTTATTTGGAATCGAGTACAAAAGATACCCGGAAGAGCACAAGGATATTTTCA